CTGAAGAACGCAACGCTCCCATAGATCTGGAGAATCTGGGCCTCACGCTCTCCCGGCCGGGAGATATGATCGAGGAGGGTCACTACGTCCGTCTGGACAATATGACCTCCAGGCGCACGGGTTTCATTGAGACTCGTGCAGGGAGCGTCAAGGAGAATATCACCGCGATACCCGCTGCCCCCGATGTGGTTCACTCCCTGGCCCGTCAGATCGTGTCAGGGACAGGGATCAACTACCAGGGCGCCGGCTCTGAGATCTTCCGCGACTTCGTTTCCATTTCAACAGGACACTCGGGGAGTCCGATCGTCTTTGAGGACTACAAGATCAACAATTCGCCCACTTCCTCAATGATCGCTTTCGAGCCGACCAAGCGGATCAAGGACGATGGAAGCCTCACTCACCGCTTTGGCATTGCTCCAGGGCCAGTGGCTACGGCCGTAGAGGGAACGCAGCAGTTCAAGACCATCGACGAGTTTGAGTCTGCTGCATCCTATACACCCGTAGATGCGGTCCTGTCCGATGACGGAACCGATCCTCGTCAGGGAACCTTCTCCATGAAGATCGAAGTCGCTAAGCTGGCTCGGGGTACGGCGACTAAAAGCATCGTGATCGACCTGGATGAGTTCACCACTCCAGGGGACAGTGACAACGAGGACTTTATTCACTTCTTCCTCAAGATCGACATTCCCAAGAACCTGAAAGAGATCCGGTTGCTCTTTGATGTGGATCCAGTTGTGAATGACTTCACGCAAAACTACTTCACCAAATCAGTCGCACCTAATGATTTCACCCGCGTCTTTGACTTCGATGCGACCTCAAAGGAAGGCCGGGACGGAGGGTTGCGGGAATTTGCCCTGGATGAGGCTTTCCTGACCGAAGACGACGACATTCAGCAGACTGACGACACCACTCTCGAATCTACCAGTCTCGAATCTTTCAATTTCCTCTCGGCGGTTGGTGGTGAGAATCAGTGGACCGAGGTCTTCATTCCGAAAAGGGACTTCCAGCGGGTGGGTAGTGAAGACGTCACTTTCGCGGACGTTAAAGCCTTCAGGATCGTCGTAGAAGCGACTGAGTGCGGTGATGTGGTAGTCAACATCGACGATGGCAAGATGGTTGGTGGTGTCTCTTTTCGGCTCAAGGGAGACTACGACTGGCGATACGTCTACCGATACAGTGTGACGGGAACGATCAGCCCACTCTCTCCCACAGCTGGCTCTGTGACTACAGTGACCCGGAATCGCGCAGATGTTCTGATTACCTTTTCAACTGATCCCCAGGTGGACTTTGTAGACCTTTACCGTAGGGGCGGTACGCTGCCCGGGCAGTATCTATTCGTTGACTCCATTGCGAATGGAGTGGGAACGACAACTTTCAACGATGGCCTGGGAGATCTGCGTCTTGGCGAGCAGATTGATACGGATCAGATCGACATTCCTTCTACGTCAGGCGTTATTGCGATCCATCAAAATAGATCATGGATGGACGATAGCGCGAATCCGGATAGGCTCATCTTCTCTCGGCGCATCAAGGTTGAGGAGATTGTAAGTAGCGGGTTTATCGTGGCCTCACAGGGCGGTGATCGGGTTAGAAGGCCCTTTGCCTACAACGATCAGCTCTATTGCTTCACTGATCGGACCATTTACCGGATAGTGGGCAGCGACCCAAGTACGTTTCAACCTCTCCAGACGGGAGCGCAGCGCGGTCTGTTCTCTAGATTCGCCCTGATCCTGGGAGCGGGGGTGATCTTCTTCCGGGCCTACGATGGGATCTATGCTTTCACAGGCAGCGGAAGGGCTGAAAAGCTCACCGAAAAGATCGACACCCTCTTTGAAGGGTTCTCTGTTGAAGGATTCGACCCGATTGATGATTCAGAGGCCGAGAGTGAACGGCTTGGATTCTTCGACAATAAGCTCTACTTCGCCTACACCGACACCTCAGCGGTACGCCGGGAGATTGTTTACGACTTCGTGACTCAAAGGTGGGAGCCTTCAGATAGGCCTGCCACTTCCTATCTGCTTCTCGACGACCTGGGCGAGTTCCAGTCCGGTGACAGCTCTGGCTTCGTGTTTGAAAGAGAGACAGGTAATCAGGATGACGGAGCGGATATCGTCTTCGACCTTCGCATGAAGTTCTATGACTTCGGGGCCAAGCAGGAGGAGAAGACCTTCACTGAGATCATTGTAGACGCTGATACCGGTGGAGCTGACGTGACCGTGACCGCCCACTTCAACAACGGGGCTACCAGTGTGGTCCTGGGAACTCTCAATACAGCCAGCAGGGATCAGATCCACTTTCCCGTCAATGGAGGGATAGGCACGAATGCCCGGAACTGTTCGATCGCCCTGACAGGCGACAACGGCGGGGTCCGGATGCGCTTCTACAAGGTGATCTACAACTTCTGGACCGAGCCTCGGACAATGCTCAAGACCGCTACTGATTGGGACGATTACGGATCACCCAAGCGGAAGTTCTTGCGAGAGCTCATCCTGGAGATCGACACCGAAGGAGTGACAGCCGATGTAAGCGTGTTCCTGGATGGAAGCTCAACCCAGGTCAGCTCACCCGCAAAGACGTTTCCAGCTGTATCGACGACTGGCCGGGAAAGGCTGATTCTGTCGTTGCCTTTTGACACGGACTGCAAGATCGCCCGGATCTTGGTGGAATCAACCTCAGCAACGGTCCCGGTGAAGGTCTACGCCCACAGCTTCGACTGGCTCGACAACTCTCTGGAATCGACCACCAGGATGCAAACTCCTTGGGAAGAGGTCGGTGCACCTACGGAGAAGTTCTTCGTCAAGCTCATGCTGGAGATCGACACCAACAGTGCTGACGTGACGGTGACCCCTGAGATCGACGGGGTAGACCTGGCCCCCTTCACGGTGAACACAACCAGTCAGCAGAAGGTTTACCTGTCCTTCCCGAAAGACACTAAGGGAACGCTGATTCGTCTGAAGTTGGCCACGGCTGCTGCTACCGAGTTCATCTATTACAAGCACGACTTTGAGACATTGGTTGAACCCAGACCAGTGACAGGGACCGCACCAGGGTCGAGCCAAACAGAATGGTCCTCAGAGAGCTGGCCCGGAGATAAACGGTTCCGACAGCTGATGCTGGATATAGACACGCAAGGCAATGCCGTGACGGTGAACATAGAAGTCGATGGGGTCGTGGTTCAATCACCCGTTGTCACCACCGCTGACCGTCAGATAGAAATCATTTCCCTAGATGCTGATACGATTGGAAAGCTGGTTCGCCTGACATTCGAGGGTGGACCCTTCTTATACTACAACCACAATTTTGAATTTCTCCGGGATCCGCTCGATGTTACCCGTTGGGACACCTACGAGCTGGACTTCGGTTACAACCGCTTCAAGTTCATTCGACGTATGTGGATCTCTTCACAGGGAGCCGACATTATCACTTTGGAGATCTTCGTAGATGAATCGGCAACCGCTGATCATACCCTGACCTTCCTCACCAATCCCTCGACAGGATGGGAAAGAGAAGGACCTATCCGTTTGCCCGCTGGCCTGAAGGGTCAGCTGTTCCGCTTTATCTTTACTTCCCCGAGTGCCTTCAAGATCTGGTTCGAGCAATCAGATGTGGAATGGCATCCCCTTGCAGGAGAACGGGGTTACCAACGAGCAAGACTTGTCTCAGGACGTGAGGCAGGCGTAGCTGCTTAGGAGTACAAATGCCAAACGAAACCGCTGGTCACTTCCAAGTCAATGAGGGTGATTGGGAATACCTCAACTTTGTTTTGCGTGATGTGCAGGACCGCCTGGACGCTCTTGGAGGCAATCGAGGGTCAACCCTTCACGCCGACGTTATCAACCTGAATGGGAACAAGGCCATCAATGCTGCTGATCCCACTCAGCCGCAGGATCTAGCCACGAAGAACTTCGTTGAGACCAACTTCCTGGCAAAGCCTCCGGAGCTGCCTGACCAACCCAATACTCCCTTGAACGTCCGAGCCAATGCGCGGTTCAACGTGGGCCGGGGCTTTGATCGGCGCACCATGAATATCTCCAATGATGGTT